GTCGTTCCATCGGCATCTTGAATCCTTAAAGTGGGTGCGCCAGTGGCGAAAATATGCAAGTTTACGCTAGGACTCGTAGTGCCAATCCCTACGTTGCCTGTGTTATCAATAACCATTCGGGTGTCAGTACCCGTTTGGAAGAACAAAGCACGAGCGCTGCCGTTCGGAGACTGAGACCTTAAAAATGCGTAACGCTCAGAAGCTCCTGTGCCGCTACCTGTGTTGTTGCCACCGATGTATAAGCCTGGTTGAGACGAAGTTGATGGCGTAAAAAATGCGTAATTAACTTCAGTGTCAACCGTTGCCACTCCAGTTTGAACATGGAAAAAAGTACTAGGATTACTAGTCCCCAGACCTAGCTTCCCGTCCGATGTAATGCGGAGGCGTTCTTGTATATCGCCAACACCACCTTGGCTGGTCCTGAATCGGATGCTCCCAGCACGAGTCGCTTGGTCATGAGTATCAGCCGCGAACTCAATACCAGCAAAAGGCACATTTGTTGCAGCGCCTGTTCCTGTCGTATCAGACTGATATTCAAGTTTCAAAGAGTTGCCGTTTGTTGTATCACTTTGGCGAAGAATCAAGCCACCAAGATTCGATCCGCTGACTGTTCTGGATAAAGTTAGGGGAATGCTATTGCTTTCTATTCTTGTTGCGCCATCTGCACCCACAAACAACCGCCCAGTGCCATTAGTCGAGATGGCTACTTGGTCTGCGCCAGGTTGATAAATACCTGAATTAACGTCACCGTTCAGGATGATGCTAGGGGCAGCTGCCGTACCAGCAGGGAAATCGAAGCGCTCGCTGCTGGTCCAAGCATCCGTAGCGTTGACCCAGTTAATTGTCTTATCGGTAGCGCCTTTCAGCGTGATGCCGCCACCGTCAGCCGTCGTGTCAGTAGGAGTCGCAACCGACCCCATCTCAATGTTCTTATCCTCAACAATCAGGTTTGTCGTATCAATCGTCGTGGTCGTGCCCTGAACCGTCAGGTCGCCAGGGATCGTGACCGCACCAGTGTCCGAAATCAGCAGTCGTTGCGTACCAGCCGTCGAAATCGCAATCTGATCCGCACCAGGGGAATAAATGCCCGTATTGGGGTCGCCGTCAAATGCAATGCCAGGCGTTGCCTCAGCACCCGCACCAGCGTTCTCCATCAAGTCAGCAATGCTGACCTTTTTCGTCAAGTCGCCCGAAACGTCAACAATGGGCAGAACATCAGTGCTAACCGGATCGGTATAAGCCGTCAGGTCAGTGATCTTCGTCGTTGCCATTGATAGCGCTCCAGTAAAGGAATCTTAGGCGTGGCTTAGGTCTTGATACAAGCCAGCAACGCCACGTTGCGCGGACGGGTTTCTGTGTAAGACGCATCAATATCGGGCGTTCGGAATGTTGGAGGTGGTGGATTAAGGTAAAGCAGACGGTCGCTTGTGTTGCCGTCAAACCCGTAGGTCTCCTGATCCTGACGGCTTCCGAAGGTGCGCCCGCCATCTATACCTCGACCATCGTCCCAGCCGCGAATAAATTCGCCGCGCAAATCTGGCAAGTTGAACGTAGTAGCATTGTCACCAACGCCAAATGCTGTGCCGATTGCACTAAACAAATCTGAGTAAGTAGTACGGCTAACTGCCGCACCATTTGCTTTCAAGTACCCAGTCGGCGCAGTATTTCGTGCTGTCCAGATCACCGTCCCAGCAGGGGTCAGATCTGTTGCTGCAGGTAGTGCCGCAATCTGATCATCCACATACTTTTTCGTGGATGCCATATTGTTGGTGGTTGGCGCACCACTCAGGGTCAAATCACCCGTCAGCGTGCCGCCAGCCAACGCCAGATATGTGGTTCCTGCAGCCGAAGTCGTTAGGTAAGTGCTAGCGGCAGAAGTCTGCGTAAGGACATCAGCAATGGGAGCTATCCAGCTGCTCCCGTCCCACATCTTGAGTTCATACGGCGATGAACTCTGGTCTTGCCAAAGCTCGCCTATTCCTGGGCTAGACGGTGCCGAACTACCAGGATTGGTAATTTTGCTCTGCTGGAACGAGACAGTTGTCCAGGTCGCACCGTTCCAGACCTTCACCAAAGGTGGGTTGGTGCTGGTATCGACCCAAAGCTGTCCGTTGGTCGGCGTGCTCGGAGCAGTGCTGCCAACACTGGTGCCAAGCAGCCCCAGGGCAACCGCTAAAACGTTGGCTTGAATCCGCCGGGTTTCGCTGCCAGAAACACTTGTAAATGGCAGTAGGTCAGCGCTGGCAATAGCCGAAGCCGATGGCAGCTGTGAAATCCGAAGTCCTGCCATCTCAGTAACCCACAACGGTCATGTCGATCACGCCAGCGACTGCAGTGCCAGAGCTGTTGACGCATTTCACTGTAATGCTACTGGTCGATTTCGAGACCACAAGGGCGTTGATCGCTCCAGTGCCCGTATCCTGCAAAGTCAGCTGGACCGACTTCACAACCCTGAACGTCTTACTGAGTGAAATGGCAGTGCCCGACACACTGCTGCTGATTGACACGTCATTCTGCGATTCAACCACATCCGGGTAGTCCAGCTCAAAGCACAACCCGGTGATCGCACCAGGGCTGGCCTTATCCTTCGACTTGATCAGCGTCCGAACGGCATACACGTCTTCGGTCAGCTTTTCAAATGGTGCGTATGGGTGCAAAATGCCTGCCGCTTCTCCAGACAGCTCGGCGGCGGTATAGGTGCGTTGCTCAGCCAACAACGGATCATCATTCTCTTGGAAAATTTCGTCGTCGTTTTCTTGGAACAGTGATGTGCCAGCACCAGTCAAGGCGGAAAGGCTGTGCTGATACGTCGCTTCGGCTGTAGTCGTAATCAGCAGGGCGCTTTCAAGGAAGTTGTTGTCAAGGTTCCAGGTGTAGTAAGCGTCTTGGGCGATGTCGATCTGCTGGACGGCATAGACGCCGGTATCACCCGTAATAAAGTCTCCGTTCTGCGCCGTTAGCAGCGTCCCATCCTGTGTGGTCAGGTAGTAGTTATCGCTGACCTCGCAGTTGATGTAAGAACCCGGCCAGGTTGTCGAATTAATGCATTCCTCGTAAACCGCGTTGCTGATTGGTGGGGCACCAATGTTGACCAGGATCACCGCCGGTTCATCGCTGCGCCATTGCGTCGCATCAACCGACTTGACCATTACAGTCCATTCGTCAGTGTCAAACAGGCTGGTTTCAAACCATTGCTGAGTGACTGAAACGCCGCCGGAGTAAAGTTCAATCCCTTCGTCCCAAGTGACGGCAGGATCGTCGTCAATCAGACCGCCCTGCTTATACCGAATTTCGTAGGAGACAATATCGGAGACGACGCCCTGGTCCCAGCTGCCATAGGAACTCTTGGGCAGTTGCCAGCTAAAGCGCTTCAGACCGTTGTTTTGATTTTGAACGACGGTGAAGTTGTCGGGCTTAGGAGGAACGATCTCCTCGCGCTCAATCGTGTCATAGATGTAGTTGCTGGGATTCTCGCCAAAAATTGCGCTGGTAAAGGCAACACGAATTTGCCAGTCACCAGGCGCGTGAAAAGCAATCGTGTAATAACCAGTGAGCGGGATATTGCTAAGGAAGTACCAGCCATCGGCTTCTGGTTCCTTAACGCCCGGCACCGTGGTGGGCACATCTGTTGGGAATGCCCAGCAGCGATAACCCGTGATCCGCTCAGGGACTGGACAGCTACCTGCATCAATGATCAGCAGCTGGGTGCCATCAGGCTGGTTTTGGTGGCGGACAACAGCGTTAAAAGCTGTATCTGATAAATCCGGGATTGCTGCGAAGGCAGAAACATTGACCGCAACCCAGTCCGACTGTTGCCCCAGGCGGTTAACTGTGGCAACCCTGAACTCGTAGCTGTCGCCATAGACGTGGTTCGAAACAGGCTGACTAACCGCGCCAGCAGTGACAATTCCGACATCAGACCATTCTGTGTCGCCGGTTTGCCGCCACTGATAGCGATACCCACGCACCAGCAAATCGTTGGCGTCATTCTTTTGTGGTGATGTCCAGTAAGCGCTGATCTGGGTTTGGTTGTTGCGGAAAACCAGCTCTGCCTGAACGTTGGTTGGAACGCCAGCGCCAGTCAGCGTGAAGCGGTCCTTGGGAATCGCAATCGGCAGATCGTTATCGACGTAAGCAAACTTGCTTGCGTTGTACTGGATTGCCTCAACCTGGAAGACCAGCGGCTCAACTTCGCTGACCGCAATAATTTTGAACAGCGCAGCATTCAGGCTCTGCCATTCCAGAACCCATAACGCCCCAACCTGGCTGTCGATGATGCCGTCACACTCGATAACCGTGTTTCCGGTGGTGGCATCAACCGTGTCATTAACAACGTTCAGGACCTGCAGTTTGGGGCGGGTCGTGATGCTGCCGTCAGGGTTGGTGGTCTTTTCGCCGTCAGGGATGACAAGCGTCAGCGTGTAAGTGTTGGAATAGTTGAGAGTTAACGTGGCGTCCAGAAACACCTTGTTGGTGTTTGTTTGGATGGACTTAACGCGACCGCCTAGGCGCTGACCCTGCTTCAGGGGATCAGCAATCTGGATGACTTCACCAACGCCAGCCGCCAGACCTTCAGCGCCAATACGAAAGCTGACTTTTTCAGTCAGGTAGCGGTTAGAGAACAGCGTGTGCTTTGCTGCCCGCAGTGCTTGACCGCGTGAAGTAACGCCAAGCAGGCGCAGGTCAATCGGGTTGTAGCCAAAGGTTTCCAGCAGGGTGTCATCCTGCTGATACTCAGTGACGCTGGAATATGCCTGGTTTGGATCGTCCCAGTTCGCCAGAACAACTGACTTGCGGGCAGCTCGGGCAGTGCCGGTGTAGGTAAAGCAAGGTGAGGTGACCTGACCGGAATCGTCAACCTCTTGGATGACGTTGGCTTCGCTGAACTGCTGAACCGGAACCTGCTCACGGTCCTGCGTCAAATACAGCTGCCCTTGGCTGTAATAAATCAAGCCCCGGAAGCACGAGGCAAGACCGTTCAGGACTTCATAGACAGTGCCTGCATTTTGCAGATAAACATTGCAGGTAAAACGCGGCTCAGTTCCACCGTTACCGTCAGGAACTAATTCATCGCAATATTGGCTAACGGTATAGAGATACCACGGGTCGATTGAGATGCTTGGCACATAACGCGCCACGCCGAAGCGATCATTAACAACAATGTCGCGAAAAATCCAGGCAGGGTTATCGGTCCATGCAGTTGTAAAAGTGCCGTCCCAGATGCCGGTATAAGTGCGGGTAGTTGGGTCGTAGTTGTTTGGGATCTGAACCCGCTTGCCGCGCAGCCTGACCGAAAGGTTTGGGATACTTGCGAACTGCCGCGCATCAACCTTGAGCGCTATCGCAGCAGTATTTGGATAGGCAAGCTTCTCATCAATGATTTCGACGTAACTTTGCCAGCTGATCGCGTTCTGCAGATTGCTATTAGTGCTGTCCGCAGTGTCACGGGTGACCCGGATTGTCCAAGGTCCAGTGCCAGGTAACGCAAACTCGTATGCCCGCTGGAACGGAGCATTGGATTTGCCGCTAACCCTGATGTCTCCTGCACCATCCCCGACAATTACATAGGGTCCGCCATTAGATGAAACTTCAATCGTGTAGTCAACGTCGGTGCCGTTAATATCGCCATTGCTGGTATCAAATGATTGAAGTGCTGCGTGATTGATAATCACACGACAGCGCTCAACATCCGTGTCGGTAATGGTGCGAGTGATCGGACCCGCAGCCCTGGTAACTGGAGTGTTGACACCGACGGTGTTTTCAATAAGGCTGAAACCCTCCATCGCGGTTTGGGTTTCGTCCGTACCAGTACGGTGATCTAATTCGTAGCTGGAAAAATTAAACGTCCCATCCGCGTTTTCAATGGGCGTTGAATCTAAAAATGTGTCGCGGGTAATGCTGTTGGGGAAGCCTTCAACTTCACCTTCGCTCAGTGCGTAGACGGTCTTGGCAAATGCAACCGAAAACAGGTTGTTTTCTGCCTCGCGCGGTTCCCGTTCGGTGCCGCCAACAACAGTGAAATTCTGCTGAACAACTGGCTGGCTGCCGCCACCAGCACCGCTGACTTCAGGCAACTTTTTAGGGTCTTCCATCAGAGGTGATTCTGCAGTTCCAGACCGAAGCTCAAGGTAGGCAACGATCCGATGATGCGCTCACCGTAGAGCACTGGAACGACTCCGCCCTGTTGAGTATTGGCGTTGGATTTATCAAAGGTGAATGAGCGCTGTTGCTCTTCAGCACTGGTGCCTGAAGTAATGCCGCCCTGCTTGGCGTTGGGCATCGTGGGCGTGGGCGTTAACAAGTCGGCAACACCGCTGAAAATCAGAGATGCACCGATGCCGAACATTGCAGTGCTTGCGAACGCACCTTGAACAAAAGCTCCAGCAAATGCACCGGCGCCAAAGCTGACAAAAGATAAGGCGACTAATGCAACCCCAGTAATAATTTTCCCGACGGCGCCTTTGCCTGCCGGAATTGGTGCAAGCACAAAACGCTTGCTCAGCGGCCACAGGAGTTGTTCTTCGTCCAAGCCATCAGGGTGCTCAGTGACCGCACGCCAGCTGATTCCGTTTTGCTCTGACTCCAAAAGATATTGGCGGAGCGCTGGGATTTGTAAGCACAGTGCCCGTACAGCCTCAGCCGGGGTCTTCACCGCAAGCTTGAACTGGCGACCGAAACGGCGCCCAGCTTCACCCAACAAACGGATCGTGACCATCAGCCTGCTCTCCGCACAACCATGTAACTATTCTCGCGGAAGTAACCGCTATACGCCGTCGTTCCAGACAATCTGCCAACTAAATGCTGGTACAACCTGTTGGCGGCAGGATCCTCAACAACGGCGACATGGTTGCAGGTGTTCTGGTTGCGGATGCGGAACAGAATCACGTCACCACGCACCAAGTCAGTGCCAGCAGGCAGCCTGATGAAGCCTTCGGCGGCAAAGTTGTCCTCAAAATGCGTGAAACCGCGCGTTGACCACTCGCCTTCGTACTGGCGCGGATAATCGCCCATCTCGACGCCGAGTTCCTGCTTGTACCAGTCCCGCACAGCGGAATAGCAGTCATAAACGCCATAGTTCCAAGCGCGTCCCAATAAGCCTGCATCCTGGGAAGGATCAAGCCAGAATGCCTCGCTGCCACCACAGTTCCAAACTGCGTAGGGCAGATTCAATGCCTTGCACGCTTTGATGTCTGCCGGGCTGAAGCCGCTGTAATTGGCGTGGCTGTGCCAGCAAGCTTTGGCGTCATCGATATAGTCCGCCGTATCTTGGGCGCTCATCACAAAGGTGTCGGGCTCGTCGCTGATATTGCGGCACTCCACTACCGTGCCATCAATAAGAATGAACCCGCATGTTTCCTTCGGGTATGCGCGTTCCGCGTAGGTCCGCATTGCCAGCCGCTGCTCAGCGGTAAGCGGGTTTTGCCACTGGGACAGCATCAGCCTTGAGAATCGACGAGACCAGGGAAACCCCCGAAGGGCAATCGGGTATCAGCACCAAAGCGGAGTTTGCAGCTGGTTAGACGCTTGCCACATACATCATCGTCTGGATTGAAAACCTGTGTGTCATTTGCGTTGAAATAATTGGTGCCGCTGTAGTGGCAGCCAATATCGCTGCGATAAATCCACTGACACTGTTCACGCAACAGACGGCGACCCGGCAAGCTACGACCTTCAAGATCAAACGGTACTGCAAGCTGAAAAGTAACGGTCAGCTTGGTTTCGCTTGATTTTTGCTCGACTACCCATTCATCTGGCCCCCAATAGGCGTCAGGATCAGCGCCAGGGGTCCCGTCAAGATATGTCGTCAGGGTACGGATTCGGCTAACACTGGCACCGACCAAATCGCTATAAGTGTTGGTTAGGGCTGTGATTGCCAAGCCGACATTTGCAAAAACCAGCGTCGGGCGTTCCAGCTTGCCACTGGTGTTCAGCTCAAAGCCATTTGCCTGCAGTGGCAGGGCGGTGTAAGTGTTGCCGTCATAAGTGATGTCATTGCCGTTGGTTTGCGACCAGTTACAGAAGCGATAGATCGACTGATCCGTTGAACCGGCGGGCAGCAACGTTGAAATGTCCAGCGTGAAAAGGTCGATGACCTCAGGCAGCTGCGTTTTGAACGTTTCAGAAACAGGCGGTGTCTGTGTCATACATACACCTGCTGCAAGGTGAACGAAAGCCGAGCAATAACTGGGCTGATGTAGTCAAACTGCCAGCCAGATTCAACAATGTAATTTTTAGCGTTAAGCGTTAAGGAAACACTTACATCGGTAAGATTGCTGATTGTTACTGACGTTAGACGACCCGTGGCCAAATTGGCCGTGTAATTAGTCGGCCTTGTGTATCCGGTCAAGGTGAGGGACTGAATATCGACGAACCCAAGATCAAGGATGCCGCTTTCAAATTGAGCCGTAAAATTTTTGGTGGCGTCTGGAGGCGTCCAGCTAAATGCTTGGCCTTTTTTTCTATACAAATACGATTCGATGCCATAAGCATCTTCTAGGGC